TGTTTGTTAATGACTGGCTAATTGTCTCAGCATCTATGCCATCACTCTTTGTTGCATCACCTTGAGCCATATCAAGTAAATCAACAATATCAGTACCAGAGGCAGGATCAACAGTAGTCAAAAAGCTGATTAGGCTAGTTGCTCCAGTGGTGCCAGAAGTGATAAAGAACCGATTGCCATCATGGGCGCATGTAGCTGCAGTAAATCCACCAGTTGCAATGGCTTGGAGACCATCCTCAATTGTAGCAGCAATATCATCCAAATCAGAATCAGCATTAAAATCTAGTGCTATAATATCTTCAGCAGTTGCCCCGTCAATGGCAATATTAAAAGACCCATCAGTGATAGCATTCCAGGTTGCAATAACAGTCTCAGAACCACCACCACCTCTCAACTGAGCTGATTGGTCAGTTTCAAATCGAACAGATGGTTGTTGCCCAGTCATTGGCAACTTCATCAATATTGCTATAAAAGCGGATTCGCTCTGCAATACCAATGACACCAGATTCTTTTGTGATGATGTTAAGAGTTCCAAAACCTCTACGTGCAGGGAATACTGCACCGAGGGTGATGGACACCGAAACAACACTTGTCACAGGAATTGTCATTTTGTTTATTCCTCTACATTAATGGTTACGGATGAAATGTGTCCATCCATCTCAATACTACCCTCTATTTCAACGCTGAGGATTGAGCGAGTAATTAATGCCTCGCTGTCCACAACATTAAAAGTTAAATCCATTTGTGCTCTTGGCTCGTTTTTCTGACCAAGCACTTCAGGGATGTTCCTAATAATAGACCTAAAGCCAAGCCCTAACCCTGAAGCTTTCATCAGCTCAGCTGAACTTGAACTTTGCAAAAGCAATTTTACTTTCTTAGCAGTTGATCTTGCATTGTCTCTAAAGAAATTGACTGACACAAGTAAGTTTTGCTGGCCTTTAACTGTCTCAATTAAATCAAGATCTGGTTCAGCTTGGTTCTCGAATGTTACAGAATCCCAACCAACGCCCTCTTGTGATGTTATATAAACAGTTGAGTATGGCCCTTGTGGTCTTGGCGCATCCTGATAAGCTCTGATACTAGTCTCACTAGTAATAGAGTTGATAATTGCAGCAATATTTTTTTCTATTGTCTTGTTATCAGGCATTGTCTCTAATCGCTATTGCTTTGTAATAATTCCCAATGGCTTGGTCAAATACATGATAGATTCGCCATGGTTTATTCCGATATGTAAATGTGTCAGCTAGGTTTTTATTCTCTTCTGATACACCCTGAAGAAGTGAGATACTGTGGAGCTTTATTGACCCTTCTGTTCTCAATCCTTCAGGAAGCACCTTCAATTCATCTGGTGTTGGCTGGGAAATTACAGCTTGAATATCTATATTAGAAGTTGATCCATCCACCCACACACTATCAACATAAGAGCCACTAGCATGACGAGTAATGACAACATCTGTCATAAAATCAGGATCAAAAGCATCAGCCACATCAATCATTTATTTACCCTCCATGTTATAGAATTTTTAAGTTGACCAGTATCAACTAATGGATTGCTTGAACCTTTTTTATCAATAGTTCCTGGCTTGTTTGGTGGTGCTTTCAACTTTACAATTTTCTGTGATATCTTATCAGCCACATCAATGCCAATTAAACCAAGAGCCTGTGATTGTTGCATTTTACCACTAACAACCTTTTTTAACAATTTACCAGTTAGTGAAAGTATGTCTTTTCTTTCCTCATGCAACGTGGATCTCATGAAAGAACGTTCTGGAACTGGCCCCGCGCCGAACTCATGAACAAAGCCAATCTCGGCTGTGTTAAATTCACTCCCTTCATGTTTACCAGGGTCAATAATACCAACATCAACACCACCAGGATTTTTAAGACGTTTCAATAGTTTTGAAATGCCTTTCCCTTGAGTAGTTTTGATCTTACCATTAAATGACACTTGCCATGGCTCCTAAGTTTTTCATCAATACCATATACCTCTGTCCATATTGGGTCAGATTGTAATATCCTGACGTATGTGAACCTGCACCACCAACTGCTTGAGAAGACCCGTAAGATACCGAAACACCCTCAACAGTCTTTCCCGTGATAGGTCCAGAAACACCTGTTCCACCACCAGCAGAACTTTTACTACCCATAGCAAGATAATGGGCAGCTAGATAGGCTTGCCCAGTATCATGCACATCTAACCACACACTCTCATCCATAGCCAAGCCAGCGTCATCAAGAAATAATTGAATCCGAGCATCGTCAACAGAAGCAAACTCAGGAAAACGAGCCTTGAATTGTGTAGGGTCAGTGGTCATTACTTATTACCTTTCTTGGTTGTTTTCTTTGCTTTCTTTGCTTTCTTTGCTTTCTTTTCAGCGTGTTTTGAAGTCATGACAACAAGGCTTTTATCAGCGAGAGCATTAGCAACTTCTGCATTATTTGAATATGGCGCAATGCTGAAATGCTTAAAAGTATTCAACCCAGGCTTGACACGCAAAGTCGTATAGCCAACAGCACGTAAACAAATAACATTTTTAGTGTTGTTTTTGAGGACCATTATTTGTCACCTTCAGGCTTTGTGGCCAAAAGCTCTTCCATCTTCGACTCAAGCTCTTCCATCTTATCCTTAAGGCCAGCATTTTCTTCTTGCAGATCTGAAACAGCTTTATCACTACCTTTCAACTTCTTTTCAGCTTTTATGAGATTGGATTGAGCAGCTTTAAGAGCAACGGCAGACTTGTTCAGCTTGTCGTTTTTCTTTTTAGCAGCAGCAGCAGCTTTTTTCTCATCAGCGTCCAGAGTGGCTTGATCAACAATAGTCAAATGATCTTTAACCATTGCAGCAGCAGCAGGATTGCCTTTTGTAAATGCGTTGAGATTCTTCATATCAACATTATTATAGCCAGGAAGTAGGCGTAAAACACCAAACCCAATAGCTTTAAGAACACATACTTTTTTTAGTTTATTTCTTACAACAATCATTTTAAATTCCCCATCACTTCAAAATTAAAAACCCTTGCCCCATACAAGAGTAATTGTACTAAATACCGTCTGCGTAACGGGCTGAACCAGGATAACGAAACTCAATGCCACCGAGTTTAAATTCACCAGGAACTTCAAACCCACGACCTTTACGTTGTGGCTCAGTGAATCGAAGAGGCATAGGAACGTGCATTACAACTTTTTCAATGTCCTTTGTGTATGCCATCATGCGATCAGTACCACCAGAACCCGCGCCTGTAAGCTCAGAAAGAGGGACAATGTCTGATTCTGAATTAATGTATGGGCTGTTGGCCACAATATACTGAAGAATGGTCATGTCGCTATTGTCGCTACGAGGAGTAGAAGCAATAAGCGACCATTGTGCAGTAGGAAGAGCCAAGGTATCAGCACGTTCAACCTGGAGAGAATCAACAAAAACATCAGCAAGAAGATCATTAACATCAAACAGGATCTGCTGGGGAGTCTTGTTAATAAACTCAGTACCAGAACCAGGATTGACAACAGTAGAAGATGTTACATTTGTGTTATCAATAAACCCTGGAAGGTTATGGTCAGTGTCGCCATTCATTGCTGTACGTTGGGCAAGTTCCTCATAAGCCCGGCGTGCGGTATTGGCCTTGAGTTGTGTCAAGGGCCGTCCAAGGTGAATGGCTTGACGAAGTTCTTCATCGGAATACTCGTAACCAGTAGCACCAAGCTCAACAGGGATGACAACCTTATCAGTTCCAATCTCAGAAACAGGTACATCAAGAGACTTGGAGCCAACAAATTTAGCAACAGCCTTACCGTCCATGAAGAAGTAAGTAACAGACTCGGCCCATTCACCAGCTTCGTTGGAAACAGGAATTACTTGTGGGTATGTGATGTTCTTGTATTTGGTTTCATACATCTTACTCTCAATATGAGTAAGCTGTGAAACCAAATATCCAAGACCAGTGGCAGCATCAATAGAATATTTTTTCAACATTTTTTAAGCCCTCCTTATTAGGCTACAGCAACGCCGTTGTTAGAGATTATCAACCAAGTACCACCAACAAAGCGAAGTTCACAGGAATCATTTACATCAGCAAAGGTCAGATCAGCTCCATCATGAAGGTTGTCTGGAGTAATAACAGAATCATCACCTGTATCAACAGTCATCTTCATGGTTTTCTCTTGGCCTTCAAAACCATCTGCAAGAGTCAGAGCTTGCGCTCCATCAGTTGTATCAAACAGAGAGATTTGGGTAAGGAGACTGACAACACCAGCACCATCATCGGTAATAGTCTCAGACAGAGTAAGAGGAGCAACACCAGGAACTTCACCACGAATCTGGATCATGGCTAATGCCCCAGCACCTGCGGTAGTCTCAAAAGAAGCACCATCGATTTGATCAGCAGTGGCGGTATCGGCGTCCTTACGGAAACGACCAATAACAGTACCACCACCACCGGATGTATGACGATAAAATACATCATCACCAGGAACAACGGCTTGCTCTGTGATTACCCACATACGACCAAAAGAAACAATATTCATCTCGCGATTTTCTTCGTACAGATGAATATCTGAAGCGTTTGCAGACCATGCAGTGGTGTATTCTGTTACACCAACAAAAGCTTGGCCAGCAGCAGATGGAAGTTTTGCTTGATCATCAGAAGTGCCACGAATAACAGCACGACCAAAATCAACAGCACTACCTTCAGCAGCCTTTGAAATAACATCAATCAGGCCAAGGTCAGCGCGTTGGCCTTCCTGTGCTGCATCTTGCTCTGCAGCGTAAGCGTCTTGAACAGGCATATTAGTTGCCCTCCACAGTAAAGCCAGTATCCACCATGTACTTAGTACGGGCAGAATCACGGGTAGTTTCAGTTTTGTCATCTTTGGTAAAATCATCTTTCAGATTTTCCATAGAATCCTTTCCCTTCTTTGACTTAGCAATTGCCATGTCATATGTTGCGGTCACGTAATCAACAGACTTTTCATCAAGTGAAATGTCTGGGAATACATGATCAACAACAGCAGCCATCACCTTATTAGGGCAGCCACATTCCGGCATTTTATCACCAATTACGGAAGTTGCTTCAGTAAGAAGTTTTGCGCGTTTGGTAACAAGCTTGGAAATGTCGTCATCAGTCAAAGAATCCTTGGAAGCAACTTCAGCTTTCGCTTCTGCTTTGTCCTTGGCCTTTTCAACTTCTTCCAGCTCTTCATCTTTCTTCTTGAATTTCTTCTTGAAGTTTTCCTTCATTTCCTCTTTTTCAGCATCATGACTAGCCAGTACTTTTGTAAAAGCTTGTGCAAGTTGCTTGTTGTCGGTTTCGTATTCGATCCCGTCAATAGTGATGAACATGGGTTTTCCTCCTTTGTCATCTGTTGTTATTTTACAAGCAGGGCCACAACGGCCAGCCTGCACTACTGCTAAATGATTACCTCTAATATCAAATTGAACAAACTCATAATCTTGCCCCTGGAATGTTCCAGATTCTTCTCTCAAATCATGAGCATATCCAACACTAACTTCTGCCTTGCCATCTTGGATTTTTTTGATAAGGTCTTTGTCTGTGATAGTTGCAAAACCAGAAACAACATCTTTTGTTGCAACATTTATTCCTGATACTTGTCCAGTTTGCAATTCTTTAACATTATCAACTGTAACAGGTTGCAAAGGATGGTCATCAGTAACAACCATGTTCTCAAAGCTGGCCAGAGAATCTTGATGGAACACTTCTTCTGGTGATCTGAAAACTCCGATCTTGTCCAAAGCCCTATCAACAAGCCCTAGCTCATAACCCATATAATGCTGTACACCTACCCTAGCAAGCGTTACAGGAGCTTTTAAAAATCCTGTGCCCTTATCTAAGGTGGCTTTAAAAATCGCTGCATCAGTTGTTAATAGGCTGTTTATCATTATTCAGAAGCCTCTTTATAGTTATCAGTGGACATCAAAGCATTATATTCCTGCTCGCACAGCACCGGACCAAGATTAGCAATCCACAGCCTTAACTCTTCGTCCATGCAGCCATTTGCTGTAGTTCCGCCATGTTTTGTATGGCAGACAGGCAGAACAACCTTAAGCCCGTCATTGCTTACACGATACGAGGGAACATAATCATAGTATGCCCTACCTGTTTCCAGAGGGATGTCAGGGTCGGTATTGTCCATAAACGTTGAATCAGGCAGATTAATACCCACCGTTTCATCTAGGACGGAGGCGTCAACCTCAATCCAGCACTTGGCCTTATCAATTTTAACGGGCTTCGTCAAAAGCATATCAAAATCAGCTTTAGATATAAAGAGATCAGATACAATAAATTCAGTGCCTGTACCGTCTTTGGTTGGTTGTTTTGTTCCTGCAAGATCAGAATGACGTTGACGCATCTCTCTTAGTTCAGCGTCCCAAATGTTGTGTGGAATTGTGATAATCATTTCAGTTTCCTTTATTTATAAAGAACAAAAAGCAAGAGATTCTGCAT